CCGTCGTAGAGACCACCAGAGACCGCCTTGGCAGAGGAGTAGGCGGAAAGGGTTGGGGCGATGAGGGTGGAGTACACAGAGTCCTGGTCATCAATCACCTGACCCCCCACTAGGAGCTCCACCTTGGAAATCACAGTCGTCCAATCGGTGAAGGCATTAGCGGCAGTACCATCACCCTTGATTGGCATGAGATAGACGTACCCGAGCATGTCACCCTTGCGCTCGAAGCGAACGGTCGACATACCGTTGTTAGAGACGTTGCCCTGAATGACCTGACGCTCGACAGTTTGGGAAAAATTTGTATGACGCTTGTAGGTGGAGCGGAAGAAGCTCACCTCGGGCTGACCGACGAGGTGTACATCCTGGGCTCCGACGGCTACGAGTTGGGCAATACCACCAGACATTTTATAATATAGTGAGAGTTTATTTTTAAGCTGGGAAGACTTACAAACTGGGATACAATTTGGAAGAAATGAGGATGAGACTTACGCAGTTGGAGGGGTTGGCCAAACTGGCATCGATGGATCCACTGTATTCGAAGGGAGGTCACGAAGTGCCTGGCGGTAGTCAAGCCATTCTTGTTTCTTTTCTGGAGTGGTATGGGGGAAGTCCACGACGACGTATTTATCTGTTTGGTTGAGGAGGGTGTCCCTCTCGGTACGAATAAATTGTAAGGGTTGGTTATTGATCAACTCCTGAAGTTTTGATTCAAATGCCTCAAATGATGGCTTCGTATAATCTGATGGTACTTCTAGAGATTCAAATACTTCCTCTGTAGTTTCACCGGTGCCATAATTTAATGTCCTAACATTTATCAAACTATGCATAGCCTCTGGTATTAGTGTTATTCGAATATAAGGATCATGTATATCCATATTACTATTTGAATAGAAAATTAATTTAAGGAGAACTCACATAATCATATTATATGATTGTCGAGTTTGAAGATGTGTTATCATCTGAACTATGTAAAGAAATTATACAAAAATTTGAATTAGATAACAGAAAACGTGTAGGTGTTTGTAGTGGTGGACTTAAAAATAAAAAAATGAAAGTAAGTTTAGATTTATGTTTCAATATATTAGAGGATTGGTCTATTAATAGTGATATAATTTGCAAAACTTTGGAAAATTATATTCAGAAGTTCGCACGTGAAGTAATTATAAATGGAGCTGTATCTGAAGATGATTTTTTTGGGTGTATGGGTCCAATCTATACACCTTGGGTGAATATACAACGCACAGATAAATCCGGTTTTTTCCATTGGCATTCGGATTTGTGTCCAGCTGAAGATCGTATGATTGCTTTTATATTTTATCTAAACACACTCGATGAAGAAGATGGTGGAGAAACCGAATTCTATAACGGCACTAAAATTAGACCAAAAGAAGGTAAACTTATTCTATTTCCAACTGATATTGTTCATATTCATAGAGGATGTATGGTAAAAACTGATAAAAGTAAATATATAATCACTGGGTTTATATGTGCTAATAATAAGCCTTTAATCGACAAAGAAAAAAATAATAATATTCCGGACGTGTCCGTGCTGCCGAAATTGGCCGATTTAGTGGCCATATCTTCTCAATCTCTGACGGCTGATGCACCTCGACCTGAAGATGTTTCAGTGTTCCATAATATATCAACTACAAAGCTCCCGAAAATCCGACCACTAGGCTCGAGCGGTCTCATGGTGACCGAGGTATGCCTCGGGACAATGACGTTCGGAGGTCAAAATACTCAAGAAGAGGCACATGCGCAGCTGGACTACGCCATAAAGGAGCGTGGTGTCAACTTCATCGACACCGCTGAGATGTATCCCTGCCCGAACGTTAACAAGGCCGGAACCGCGGAGAAATATATCGGTAGATGGTTTGAGAAGAACCCCGAACTTCGCTCCGATATCATCCTCTCGACAAAAGTGACGGGCTATCCGCGAAATCGCCTCGATCGTGAGTCCGTCATCGCGGCATGTGACGCATCACTACACAGGCTCAAGACGGACTACATCGACCTCTATCATATCCACTGCCCGGACCGATATACAGCTACCTCTGGTCAGAGAGTGTATGATCCCACTAAGGAACGTGTCGATGTGCCCATCAAGGAGACCGTCGCCGCACTCGGTGAACTCATCACCACGGGAAAAATCAGGCACTACGGCTTGAGTAATGAGACCACTTTCGGTGTCTGTGAATACGTTCGCGCCGCGGATGAACTTGGGGTACCGCGACCGGTGTCCATACAGAACTCGTTATGTCTCTTTGACCGCACGTTCGAGACGGAACTCGCGGAGGCGTGTGCACCCAACCATTACAATATCAGCCTACTCCCATATAGCCCCCTCGCGGGTGGGGCTCTCTCCGATAAATATTTACACGCATATCGCGATAACAAGTCCGTGGATGGGCGCCTCCATAAGTATCCACACTTTATGCAGAGGTACATCAATGAGGCGTGCATGATAGCCACACAGGGATATGCGGGAATTGCGAAGGGGGTTGGTATATCACTCGCGACGCTCTCATTGGCGTGGTGTCGCACCAGATGGTATTGTGCGTCCACGATTATAGGTGCGACCACCATGGAGCAATTGAAAGAGAATATAGATGCATTCGACACTAACCTAGTAACATTGAGCGAAGAGACGCTGGAATCTATCGATAGTGTGCATTTCGAAAGGAGGGACCCATGTCTGATCCCAGACTTTACGGAACAATCTCCACTTCAGTAGCTGAATATGACTATTAAACAAAATATGATATTGACCAGGGGGAAAAATTATGTACTGTCCCACCTCCCGCTGCGAAGTGGGTGCCATTGGCGGTTTGTACCATGTAGAAATAAGCACCACCAGCAAAATAGGAGTAGCCCCAGAAGGCGCCGTTGGTGAAAACTCTATTTTGCCAGCTAAGGAGGTCGCCATAAGTGCTACTGGGTCTAAACTCACTAGGGACCGTGTGCCTAAGATAAAAATTGCCTTGCGCCCAAAATTGGGCCCGACGACACGAAGCGGTAACAAAGTTACCAACTCGTTGATACGCGACCTGCCCATTTATATTAAAGCCAGTACCATTTTGTCCGAACGCAGACCACGCGCCTGCATTTGGATTGTGCTTAAAGTAACTAAAGGAGGATCCACCGTTTTGGAGTGTGATCCCACTATCATTGATAGTCAAACGGTTCGTTCCACCTGTGACAAATCCTATACTATTGTCGCCGTTGAACCCAAAGTAGGTGTCAGCATTACCACCGTGATAGATATTGTCGGGTATATACAGGTTGACACCTAGTGTCACATTACCCGCATTATTGACGTTTATGCGATCCGACCCATTTGTGCGCACTACAAAAGTATTTTCGCTATTGAACCCAAAGTAGGTGTCTGTATCATCTATATGTCTAATTAAGCCGCTGATATCAATATTTTGACTCGCATCTACTGCTATAGCATCCACCCCAGCTGTGGCGATTTTGAATGTATCTGTACCCGAAAACCCAAAGAGGTTGTCTGAATCCCCCGTGTGTTTGATATATTGAGGTATCAATACGTCACCTGAGAAGGCTTGGACATTCGTCTGTGCCATTTATAAGTACCGGACAATTTTTTTAGGAGCCTAGGGCGCTCCTAAAAAAATTGGGTGTTCTTTAGAAGCCTAGGGCGCTCCTAAAAAAATTGGGTGTTCTTTAGAAGCCTAGGGCGCTCCTAAAAAAATTGGGTGTTCTTTAGAAGCCTAGGGCGCTCCTAAAAGGGATTTAGTACCCAAATGTCACAACATCCGTCGACCCTTCTGTGATCTTTATCACCTCACCAGAACTACTCTGGGAAATGTACTCCACAAAGACGTTGTAATTACCTGCAGATGCCATGGTCTCTGATGGCTTGAAGGATACACTTGTGGCTGTTCTGGTTACTGTAGAATCCCATGGGTTTGCAGATGAAACACCAAAAACACTCAAAGGACCGACAACTATGGAATTACTGGGGGTTGTACCATCCCATTTACCTCCACCACATTCAAATGCAAGTGTACTTATGTCTTCCCCTGTACCCTCAGCGAGGTGTGCGACAACCTTAGCATAGAAGACATGGTTTGTAAAGTTAATTTTGATTGTAGCTTCCGTGGTACTCACTGTACCCAGGTCACCCGAGAAACTGTACGTCTTCTTCGTGACCCCACCTGTGTTGGTCACCAGGCCACCCGCGATGAAGACGTTGGCGTCCACATTGAGGTTCGAGGAGACGTATACGTTTCCTGCGACATGGAGGTTTGCCTCTGGACTGGAGGTTTCTATACCAACTCTTTTGTTGGTCGCATCTACGTGTAGAGTGTCAGTGTCTACAGAAAGAGACGTTGCTGTCAGCACTCCAACATTTGAGGTTCCGTGAACGTCTAGGGCAAACTCTGGGTTCACGGTCAATATACCAACCTTATTCCCCTCTGCATCTACGTGTAGAGTATTTGTATCCACTGTGAGGTTAGAAGTCACAATGACATTACCGACGACATGAAGGTTTGCCTCTGGACTAGAGGTTTCTATACCAACTCTTTTGTTGGTCGCATCGACGTGGAGAGTGTCAGTGTCTACGGAAAGAGACGTTGCTGTCAGCACTCCAACGTTTGAGGTTCCGTGAACGTCTAGGGCAAACGCTGGGTTCACGGTCAATATACCAACCTTGTTGCCTTCGGCATCTACGTGTAGGGTATTTGTATCCACTGTGAGGTTCGAAGTCACAATGACATTACCAACTACGTGTAGATTTGCCTCTGGACTGGAGGTTTCTATACCAACTCTTTTGTTGGTCGCATCGACGTGGAGAGTGTCAGTGTCTACAGAAAGAGACGTTGCTGTCAACGCCCCAACGTTGGAGGTTCCATGAACGTCTAGGGCAAACTCTGGGT